GCACGGCATATTCCTGTGGGAGTATTTTCTCCTGCGTACAGGTGCTTTACCAAATCCACAGGGCTTTCAAAGGTGTACTCATTCATGTGATAGATTCTTTATTGCCCAAGCAAACAGTAAATACGAAAGCAGCCCGCCTCCGTAAACCGCAGGCATATGGGAAAAGCATCCAAAAGCCCAACACCCAGCAAATGCTATCCACACACCAATACAGAACGGGCATTCACACATACGCACAAAAAAAGACGGGTACTTCATGGATAGGAACTCGCCGTACCGTAAAGTCATGTCGTGTTTACGGAACTCTGCGTATTCCCGTGTGTGAAATAATCGCTCACAAAACGGCAGCAGGCGCAAATACTCGTATACCGCTGAAGTTTTGAATCCTATCCACAACACAAAAGCAGTCCAATACATGGCTAATACTGTACTCACGCCGTACCTCCGTCTAGTATTTATGGCGCGTCTTCCACCTGCGCTTCAATAAACGCTTTTTTACTTGAACGGGCACTGTTTATAATATCCTGCAAATCACGGGTAGACCCCACATAAATGGCGTTTGTTGTGGTGTTGTTTGTGGTGTTGTTTTCAGTTTTACGAATACCCTTCATCTTGTCGTGCATGTCCAACAGATCACGATTGGTTTCCGAAAGTGTTTTAATCATTTGGGCTACCACTTCATACGCACGGGGCGAGTCGCCTTCTTGGGCTACGGCTAACACTCCGTCCAGTGCGTTCTTGCCACTCTCAACCAGTTCACGAAGGTTTTTACGAACCGTTTCGTAGTCGTGTTTCAGGTCTTTTTCCAAGCACTCTTGGGTTAGTGGTGGAGTCTCAATCCGCACCACAGGAATAGGAGAAGACTTGACTACAGGCTGTGATTCGTTTTCTGATGGCACTCCACTCAACACCGATTCAATATGTTCAAATCCATCAGCCATAGAAACCTCCTGCACTTTGTGTTGTTCCATTAACTCCAAACCAGCCCACAGTTACACCACCTGATGCCATACCCGCAGCGTATGTAGAGCCTCCACCCGAATCATTTTGGTATATCTTGGCATACGGAGAGTAGTTGTATTTGTCGGAACTTGCTCCGCTTGCTCCGCTGATACCCACAAACACATTGAACAGATTAGCCGCAGTTGATCCTGCACCAGTATATCCTGCGGTATATCCACCGTCATAATACGACATATCGAAGAACCGCGAGTTTACCTTTCGAATTTCGTTGTAACTACGAACAGGACCAAAAAGGTACGACTTCATGGTAAAGTTCAGGGTGAATATAATGCTGCGGCGGGTTTGAAAATCTCCCTCGTAGTCTTCTTCTGATGTGACAGAGTTCAAGTAGATGGGCACATCCACTTTTGTATTCACAGCATCAAAGTTCATAGACACAACAAATTCAGGAGCAAAGTACGGAAGTATCTGCTCTATAATTTGCAGCCCGTCGTCCATGTTTCGGGTGTACACATACAGCCCAAAGTCAATATTGTACGGCACTTCTGCAAATGTATATTTCATCGCAGATGTTTGGGTGTCTCGTACAATGTTCCGCTGGGCAGAGTTTCGCTTACGAGACGGATCGTATGCAAATCCTGTGATTTCAAATGCAATACGGGGCAGAGTTATTTGAAACGGATTCTGTAGATACGGATCGCCTCCAAGACGCACCTTGTACTTTTCTTTGGGTGAGTATGCAATAGGCACTTCAATGTATTTGGTTCCGCTGCTCTCTGTACGAGAAATGTGTATTTGGTTGAATATGGAACCAAAGGCTACCACCATTTTACGGATGGTTTGGTTGTAGAACTGTGTGAACATCAGAATGGGCCTTCGCTAAACGGATCGTTTTCGCTAAAATCAAAAATGTTGTCGCGGTTGGCTTCCAAATCAAGAGCCTCATTGTCTTGAATGTTGCTGTTCGTGGTACGGGTATCGGTATCAGTAATGGCTGTAATAGTGTAAGACGCACCGCTGGTTTTGCCTATCACGGTGTCTCCAATATCAAACGAGCCAGTGTTCATATTGACTGTTAGATACTTGATAGGTGTTGCGTCATTGGTGATTGTGTACGCATCAACTCTGGCAGCGGCATGGGGGTTAGCCAACAAGCCAGCGTATACTTCTTCGCCCTTGGTATAGGTTCCGCTTCCGCCACCAAGGGTCAAGCGTTTCTTGTAGGTTGCCACGACAGCCGCTACAGCGTCCATGTCACTTTCTCCAGTATCCATTTCTTCCTGCGTGTACTTGAAGGCTTCACAGTACAGTTTAAACGAGTACCGCTGACCCAATGGATAGAACGGGTTATCGTGTTCCACATACTTGATTTCAAACATGTTATACGGATAGTCAAAGTAGATGATATCGCCTTCACGGGGGCGACCCAAATTGCGAATGGTGGCATTGTGCCCCATGACTTCTAGGAACCGTCGCTTGGACACAATAAAAGTGCAGTTCTCGCGGATATCCAACCCGAATCGGGTCATGTCACTTTCGCCGTCAAACCCTTCGGCGGTTTCCATGTACATTTCAATACGGTTTGCGTCCTTGAACTTGGACACCTCTTCACCAAGAATCTTGTCTTCAGTAACCGTTTCTCGTGGAATGTACACCATATCGTGACCGTGGATTTTGATAGCCTCGGTGGTCAACGATTCTAGGAGGTCTTGCTCTCCTTTTACATTCCGGCGAAAATACGGGTTTACTGCCATGCTTTATCCTGTGATGAAATCGGGTGGCAGTTGGTACTTGCTCTGGGCATCTTCTTCTAGTTTGGCTATTTCTTCCATTGCCTCCTGATATATTTTACTGCCGTTGAATGTGACATTTCCCGGAAGAGGCATTCCTTCGTACTTGGACAGATTAACTCCCCATTGCCGTTTAATAAGGGCAATGGTGTACTTCTTAAGAAAATTGTCGTTATAGATTTCTGTCGCGGTTTCGGGATTGTTGGCTGTATATGCCTCAATCATAAGGAAAGTGCCTGCCTGCATATCAGGTGTGATTGCGTCAATGTATAAACGGTTGTTTACTCGGTTGAAACGAACCTGCTTTTCAGGATCAAGCAACTGCTCCAACATTTCAATGTACTGCATGGTGGACACATAGTAGTTCAGATTGGTCTGCCCTGTACGCAACCCGTAAAAGTCGTTGAGTGCCAACTGGTAGCGAATATTAAAAATATTGTTGGTTGAAATGTTGAAACCCATGTGAAATATACGATTAATGGTTAGAATAGACGGGTCAACTGGGGTAGTGTCTATAAATTTACGGTCAATGTCTTGTTGTGTTAGCGGATAGGTGTAGTACATCCGCATACCGCCATCGTGATGCCACTTGGCAAAGTATTCTAGGGCTTCATCAATACGGTCTTCAACCTGCGAGTCCTCCACATTCACCTCAATCATGGGCTGACCAAGGGCGCGAAGGCAGTAGTCTTTAAGTTCTTGGCGTGTGTGTGGGCGAGCCATGCAGTCTCCTTTTCAAGTATTTAGACTGCCGTAGCCTCCGTATTTTACGGGTTTGTTGTTCAGAAGTTAATATTTGGAAGGCTTACAGCAGCCAACTGCTCAACGGTGGCAGCATTCACTAAAGACGGCTGTGCTGTTGCGTCCCGAAGCATTTTCTTTTTGATTGCAATACGAGCCTGCTCGTTGGTGTCTCGGGCTTCAACTGCTCGCATGAAAGCCACATCAAGTGCTTCCAATAGAGGTTTTCGTTCTCTTCGAAGTTTGGCTTTCACAATCTCTTTGGCTTTGTCTATGTCTATGAAAATCATTGACTATTCCCGTGTTTTTCTGCCCACCAAGCATCGTGACCCATTCCGTAACCGTCTGGATTAGACATGTCAGCAGTCCATGCGCCAAAAAATTCAGTACTAGTTGGCAGATCAGAAACAGAAATTATTTTATAAGGAATTCCAGCAGGAACATCCTTTTGTGCAACATCTTGAACGGTGTATGTCTGTAAAAATTCAGTATTGGGATGCAACACAGCAAGTCCGTTTTCGGTTTGGTAAATTACACATTTATCGCTCATAGGTTTACCTTTATGTTGAAATTACGACAAAATGTCT